GATAATATTATAATAGGATAAGGGTAAGGCGTGTTCACAGTTTGTTAATATATTAACAAATTGTGAACGTGTCCTCCACGTCTTACCTTTATCCAGTCAACTGGAAATGGAGGGTTTTATGAATGAAATAATCCAACCTCGCACACTTGACGAATGTGTTGTCAGATTAACAGCAATTCTTGAAAATCACGAAAAACGATTAGACCGTCACGAAAATGATATTTCAGGATTGAAAAGCGCTCCTGCTAAAAACTGGCAGACAGTAATTTCAAGTTTAATTACAGCTTTGATAACGGCTGTAATAACATCTATAATAACAAAGGGGGTGATATGATTGGATTGGAAACGTAAGTTATCGTCGAGAAAGTTTTGGCTTTCTTTGGCTTCTTTTATATCTTCATTACTTGTTGCTTTTAATGTTGCAGAAGATACTGTCACAAAAGTTGTTGCGATAGTTTCATCTCTTGGCGCTGTTGTCGCATATGTGATTTCTGAGGCTATTATAGACTCATCTATCCAGTCAACTGGAAAAGATGAAAAATAATTGCTATAACTGGGGTGTTCCCGTGGGTTCGTACTCTGATGTTACGGATAAGGACGCTTCGGTTCAATATTATGCACAATCTTTTCTTAATAGGACATTGGGTATGTTCAAGTATAACGGATTACCTGACACAATACCCCAGAGAGACTTGGAGCTTCTTATGCAGGTTGGAGGATTTGCATGTATTGCTAAGGTGAATGGGGAGTTATATGCATTTAGCGGAGGACTTGGAGGCGAACGAAATGTATATTATATGCCCACTATTTGTGTGGTTGCTAATCCATATCTTAATCTTTCAAAGACATTTAAGATAGACGAAGATTGTATAATAATACCTAATGACCCTTTTTATTGCGGACTTATGCCTATGCTGAATAGATATGGTTCATTACTCACTGAAAATGATATTACAATGAGAATGTGTGATATAAATTCACGACAAACTTCTTTAATATCTGCAAGTGATGATAGAACTAAAGCATCGGCTGACCTGTTTATTGAAAACCTTATTAAGGGTAAAATGTCGACAGTCGGTGAAAGCGAATTCTTTAAGGGTGTTAAAACACAGCCTTATGCTAATGGCTCTGCTCAATGTTTGACTAATGAGGTTGAATACCATCAATATCTTGTTTCACGCGTATTTAATAATATAGGACTTGATATGAACTATAATATGAAGCGTGAGAGACTTCAAAACGAAGAAGTTAAAATGAATTCAGACTCTCTTGACACGCTACCCGATATAATGATGAGATATCGTAAAGAGGGCTGGGAAAAGGTTAAAGATATGTTTGGAGTTGATGTTTCCGTTGATTTTGACGGGGCGTGGGCTAAACGTAGAGAAAAACCTAAAATCCAGTCAACTGGAAATGCGGAGGTGGGCGATGACGAAGCTGAAAGAGATATTTCCTAATTTTCTTACACAAGGTGTTATATTCAAAACGTTGGAAGCGAATAACAGATTGCCTTGGGCGTCTGTTTATAGCGGTTCTGACCAAGATATCGAATATATTACTCGGAGTGGTAATAAGTTTATTGCTCCTCTTTTATCTGTATTTGTTGCTGACGGTTCAATAAGTCCAGATAATTTATCTAAATTATGTGATATAATTTGGGGGCGTTTTGGCAAAAAGTGGACTAGTTTATGGAATACTATGCAGATAGAATATGACCCATTGAAATTATTCCACGTTAAAACAACTGAAAATATCACAAGAGACAATACGGGCACAGTTACTGATGATAGGGATATTGTTAGTAACAAAACAGGTTCTTCGGATAGTGTATCAAATAACACTAATACTGATAATATTTATGGATATAATTCTGTTAATCATTCACCCTCAGGCGATAGTGCAGGTAGTGATACTGGAAATGTATCCTATAAAGATGACGGTAAAGTTACTGATGATAACACAAGAACTCTTGACACTAACGAACAGATGGTGAGAACTAATGAGCGAGAGGGAAACGTCGGATTGGTTAGCGCACAGAGTTTGATAAAACAAGAACTTGAAATAAAGGCTTATGACCTATTCAAAATAGTTTATAAAGATTTAGATAGTCTACTTGTTCTATCTATATATGAAAGTGAGGTTTAATATGAAAGGCGGATATAAAATACTTGACTTTAATGGGTATACTTTCTCTACTTCCACCACAAGCGCACCCAAAAGCACTATAATTGATGGAATATATGAACGAATAGAGAGTTCAGATAAAGCGTTCCTTATTGAGGGATATAACCTTGACGGAGTTGAGTATAAAGCGTTCTTTACCGCATTTGTTGTCACTGACGGTTCATTCGTAACTATATTTAATAATCATTATATAACAATTTCGGCAAATGATAAAATTGTTGTAACAGCTGTTGCGGCAGGCTAATCCAGTTGACTGGAAGAAAGGATAAAATATGCAAGTCAAACAAATTTACACACTTGTTAACGATGTAACAAAAGAAGTTCTCGGCAAGGAAGCTCTTATGCTTGAGGACTTGTCCAACGTTGTCGATGTTGGCACTGAAATAATCAACGCAAATGCTGTTGATAATTACGTTCGCACACTCGTAGACCGTATAGGTAGAGTTGTATTTGTCAATAGACCTTATTCCGGCGGTGCTCCGTCTGTGCTTATGGATGGTTGGGAATATGGTTCTGTTCTTGAAAAAATTGCCGCTGACATTCCTGAAGCTACTGAAAACGAGAGCTGGGAACTTGAAGACGGTGTTTCTTATGACCCGAATATATTCTATAAACCTAAGGTTTATGCGAAGTTCTTCAACTCCAAAGTAACTTTCGAAGTGCCTGTCTCAATTACTGAACGACAGGTAAAAGAGAGTTTTACATCACCCACGCAGCTTAATGCGTTTTTGTCTATGATTTATAATGCAGTTGATAAGTCTATGACAATCAAACTTGACGGTCTTGTTGAACGTACTATAAACTCAATGATAGGTGAAACGTTTCACGCCGAATTCGCTGACGGCACGTATACAGGAAAAACAAGTGTTAAGGCTGTTAATCTCCTTTATGAGTATAACACGGCTTTTTCTAAAACACTTACAGTTGTTCAGGCTATGAAAGACCCTGAATTTATAAGATATGCTTCCTATGCTATGGGTCTTTACATTGACAGAATGAAAAAGATTTCAACTCTGTTCAATATAGGCGGCAGAGATAGGTTCACTCCTCGCGATATGCTCCATCTCGTTGCCCTCAATGATTTTGATAAAGCAGCTTCTACATACCTCTACGGCGATACGTATCACAATCAGTTTGTTACACTCCCTAAATATGAAACTATTCCATATTGGCAGGGAAGCGGCACTGACTACTCATTTGACAGTATTTCACAGATTAACATAAAGACAGGTTCGGGCGATACTATAAATGCCAAAGGCATTATTGCTGTTATGTTCGATAGAGATGCTCTCGGCGTAACAAATCTTAATAGAAGAGTGACCACAAATTATAATCCTAAGGCAGAATTCTTCTCCAACTGGTATAAATTTGATGCGGGTTACTTTAATGACCTCAACGAAAACTTTGTAGTTTTCTATGTGGCTTAAGAAGTTGAGGCGGTTAATCCGCCTCTTCTTTTTTCCAGTTGACTGGAAAGAAAGGAGATAAAGTGGCTAAATTAATTAAACCCATTATTGCCGTTAATATTGACGGAACAGTGAGGGTTCTTAATCAAGACCCGAACGCATCGCATTTTAACTGGTATACAAGAGAATTGCTTAGTTACAATATAACTTCGCCCAGTTATGATGCAATTGTTGCAGGTACTAATGAAAGTAAAATAGCTTTGCCGAACTCTTCATATAATAATAGAGTGTATATTACAGAAAATTATAGAAATATAAGGAAATTTACGTCTTTTAAGTTATATGAAGCTGGTGAAACATCTGGATCGTCGGCAGTAGATGTTACTGAATTGTATGTCACTAAAATCAGTGATTTTGAATATTCAATATCAATACCTAATGTCGAACACGATTATATAATAATGTGGGGTGTGGGTGCTATAACGTATACGATAACTTCATCACTTACTAATTGTGTAGCTGATAAATCTGATGAAAGTTATGTCGGTGGAACTGATGTTAATATAGTCATTACAGCGGCTACTGGCTATACGTTCGATAGGTCTCTTGGCGGTACTATCGGATTGAGTGTAGGTGAAGTTGATAAAACATCTGAATATATGACGAGAAGTTCTGATAATAAAAAAGTCACTATTGCAATTCCTGCAACGGCGGCTGTTGGTAATATTATCTATGCCGCTGGAGCTGTTGAAGAGATGGCGCAACTTGCCGCGCCTACTATCGCAATGAATGCAGACGGAAAGACGCTTGAAATAACGGACGTGGAGAACGCAACAAGTTATGATGTGTATATTGACGGGGCGTTGAAAACGAATGTACAAAGAGTTACTAAACACAAAGTAACATTTACACGTAAGCAAGGGGGCATGAATGGCAGTTGGCAATACAGTCTTACTGATGGTGCAGAGTGGGTTGCTATTTCACAGAGCGATACACCGATTATTGTTGAAAATGTGTCGCAAATAAAATTCCGGACCAAATCTTTTGCCGCTGGATTCCCATATGAGACTTATATGTCTTGGGATAATCCGACAGGTCGGATTGATTGTACAACTGGCAATTGGGTTGTTTCGGATAATATAACACCGACCGGCGATATGTCTGTCATCTATTATGGCGATAACAATCCTGTGTAATGAAGGGGGTAAACAATGAGTAAAACAACATTAGATTTATCTACACTGTCCGATATAACAGACGGGACGCATACTGTTAAAGTCAAGGCGAAGGCTGACGGGTATAGAGACAGTGAGTTTTCAAATGAAGTGAATTATACGAAAGCACCGAGCAGTTATACAGGCACTATATCAAATATCGGAGAAGATGCCGCATATGCAATAGACAATGGTACAGAAGTTGAAATTAAAGCAAGTTCAACTGTAACTCTAACTGCAAAGTCTGACCAACAAGTATATATATATAATAGGAGTGGTGGTGATTTTTGCAAGATAACAAATTCGAGCGGCGTCAATGTAATAAAGAATAGCGAGGCGGGGGTCAGTGTATTCTCACCGATTGCCAATAATTTCACCGTAACAATTCGCCCATCTTAACTAACAGGAGGTAAACAATGAGTAAAACAACTGTCGATAATTTTTATGTTGTCATAACTGCTAACAAGTGAGTTAATATGATATGCCTAACTACAAAAACACACTTATAAAAACAACAACCGTTCCGATTTTGGAATTGACGGACGAGTTGCAGAACGCTCCGATTGCGTTGATGACGAGCGCAATTGGTTACGATGATAGTGATTTTTCCGATATTCTCAATGTAGGTGAGAATTACACTGTCACTGTTATCGGAAAAAATTCCGCCATAAAGGTTAAACGGAAATTGTGGCTTGATACTGTTAGTGTAAATATTACAAACACTAATGGTAAAATTAAAATACAGTGGATTGCTTCAAAAAGTAAAGTTGATGATGAATTCAATGATGATGTATCATTTAATGGTCTTGGGTTGAACCCATCAACTATACTTTTACCCCTTGGATTGACGGCATATGAAATTCCAGACTCAATGACGTTTTATGGGATTTATACGGCAGTATCTGATGAATTTACTATGTATTTCTATAAGTCAACGGCTGAAAAGAATAGAGTGGATAAGTCAGCCTATTTGACTGAAATTATCCAGTCAACTGGAACTTTGCGACGGGCGACGTCTATTATTTCGCCTGAATTTGAATTCATCTATAATAAGGTTCCTGACTTTAATTATGTTTATATTCCTAACTTTAATAGATATTATTTCATTGATAATATTGTTTCTTTGAGAAATGCTGTCTGGACTTTGAGTTTATCAGTGGATGTGCTTATGAGTTTTAAGGAACAGATTAAAGAATGCGATGGCTTTATTGCGCGCAATGAATTTGAATTCAATGATTATCTTATTGATAATAGACGAAGTACACAGGTTAATGTTGTTCGCGAGATTAAACCATTTACTCAAAGCGCAATGTCCGTTGATATGGACGATGGTGATTTTCCACATACCGAAGATTATTTTTATGTAGTGCAGGTGATAAAATGATTGATAACAATGGACTAAAAAATATAAAAGTTACTAATGATGCCTGTGATACATTTGCGGTTACTTCTGCTAACGCTAAAAATCTTGTAACCATTCTTGCCGGATTAGAGCCAGATGCTAAATGGAAGAATTGGGAAACTAATTTATCCTCAGGTGTTGTGTCATTCAGAATATATCCATTAAATATGAAAATACGATGTCCTGTTGGTGGGGTAACTAACATCACTTTTATGGGTAAGGATAGCGGTATAAGCGGATATCATATCGGTTCATCTGGAAATACATTTATAGTTGAAATGGGAGCGACAGCTGTTCCTACTGCTAATGGGTTTTTAGATTATGAACCTTTCACGAAATACCGAATTTATCTTCCATTTGTTGGTTGGTACAATTTAGATGCCGCTTTAATTACTAATAAACTCATTAGTGTTAAGTATTTAATTGATATAAATACAGGCGGATGTACTGCATATATTGTAGATAGCTCATCAGAAGTCTTATACAGGTTTCAAGGTGTTATTGGCACGGATGTTCCGTATTCATCGACTTCCAAGGTTAATGTCAGCAAATATTTTATTCAAAACGGGACTCAATACTTAAATAATGCTTTGGATGCAGGTTTTGATATGGCTATGGGTGGTTATAAATATAGTAAATCTCAAAGCCAATCTCAAGCAATTGGCGGTATTGAACAGTTTGCTGGTGGTGCTGTCAATCTTCTTAAAGGCACTAACTCATTTATAGCAAACACGTTTGCTTCGCCTCAGGTTATAGGTTCTTTGGGTGGTAACGCCGGAGATTTAACATCATTTGCGGAGGGTTATAATTGCTTTATAGTTATTGACAGATGTGTTCCTGTTGAAAGTGTTGGTTATAATCATTTGGCAGGTAGACCGCTTATGAAAGTCAAGAAAATAGGTGAACTGACTGGATATACTGAAGTATCAAGTATGCATACTGATGGTATCGACGCAACAGCTCCTGAGCTTGATATGATTGTTTCAACAATGCAAGAGGGCGTTATTCTTTAAAATAAAAGACTTCCAGTTGACTGGAAGTCTTTTGTTCTTTATGGAAGTTTAACATAGGTTTCGGCGGTGCGGTCTATAAATGAGGGTATGTCAAATTGAGATATGGGGTTTGATGTGTAGGATTGATTTCCTATTACTACTTTACAGCGCCATTTATCGTTGAACGTTCTTGAATATCCCACTGACATTTTGTCTGAATGTGTTTCATTCCAGTAGTCAATGAACGACTCAACGTAATTTGATATGAGTTTAAGTATCATTTATTCATCACCTTGTATAAAACTTGCGCAATTGTTAGACATTCATCTTCTGTGAGTCCGTCAATTATTGCCGTTTTTTCATAATATTCAAATTCAATAGTGTATTCATTATAACGTTCATCATATTCAATATGAATAAAATCATTAACACCTTCTGTTAACTGCTCAATATATGCCCTTGTTGAAATACTCATTATTTTTCACCACCTTTTGACCATATCAAATAATTTCGTACAATTTCACCTACTTCATTATCCTGATAAAATACTTTATCTTTTACAAAATATGCGAGAAGTTTTCTCTCTAAGTCGCACGTCGGTTTTGTTATTTTACGTCGCCAGTTTGGACGTGCGTCATATTCAGGTGAGAATATTATATCAAAATCCTCATATTTTATATCGGTTGTTTTACGATGAATAAATGTAAATGTTGTATTATTAAACAACACCACTTCGCATTGTAATGTATCACCGCCGAATTTAATAAAGTAGGTGAATTGTATGTCTTTTGGTTTGTACTTATACGGGCAGTGCGGATATATATCTATTTCCCATACGCCCGTAGTTATCATTTTTAATTTAGGGTTATCGAACGCAAAATATACGTCTGATTTTTTACCCTCTTTACTTGCTTCTGCATATTCAACAGCTACGCGTAATTTGCCCTCTTCGCCGTACTGATAAACGTCTATTGTACCTGCTTTCATATCTTTAACTCTCGTTAAACCCATTTCAGCAAAATATGGTGAATATTGATTTACCGTGTTACCCATCATAAATATCTTTACATTATCTCTCTGACGAATTATTGTTGACAGCACGTTGGTAAACATAACAAACTCGTCAGGTAAATATGTACCTCGTGTAAGGAATTCATCAAATAGTATTGTTGTAATCCTTGGGTAGGATGTTGATTTGTCGTGTTCCATTGCTGATAATGCGAAACCGTATGCGAAAGGTTCTTCTGACACTATTCTTTTTGCATTTTCATCATATTTGCAAAAATACCAACGACCGCTGTACGAATATACATTAGTCCATTCCCCTTTTGTTAATTTACGAACTACATCGTTATTAACTAAGGCGTCGAACATTGTGGCGCCACGCTTCCCCCGAAAGTCGTCTTGCCATCTTCTAACTATTGCAAGTTGTGAGCCGTCTTTACAATAATTTTCAATTCCATAATATAATACTGAATAAGTTTTACCGTTTGAACGTTCACCTATTACCATATTATACTGGGCTTTTTCTGCTAAAATTCTTTTTAATGAATAATATTTCATATTTCCAGTTGACTGGATTTATCACCTCATTTCTAATATCTTACCTTGCAGATACTTCTTAAAATTTTCCGTCAAGGATAATGTGAAGTCACAAGGTGAAAGATGTATTGAAGATAATTCATGGATTGGCTCAATATTTCCCAAATAATCCTCAACTATTGCTGATTGCTCATAGTCTATATAGGTGTGTGTGAGTTTTCCTGTATGCTCTGGCGGAACGTATAGCTCGTCTGTGAAATTTTCAAATATCTTATCTCTGAATTTATCTAATAGATATGGGATTGCA